AGTATATCTCCAGAAGATGTTTTTGTAAAATTCAAATCTGCTGTAGCTGATGTGATAGCTATTAATGTACCATCTGCTGTTTCTATAAAATTAGAACTTAAAACTATTTCTGTAATATCTAATCTGTTAGCGGCAGTTGTTTGTGTAAAGTCAGCACTAATATCAGCAGATGTAATTCCTATTAATGATCCAGTTGATGTCTGTGTAAAGTCACCACTTAAATCGGCTATACCAGCTAATATACCAACACCGACAGATGTTTTAGATGCTACGCCATTTAGCTCTGCACTAGCTGCAAGTAAGTTACCACCTACATCAGCAATGGCTGCTTCGGCTATGGCAGCGTGACCCAACATTAATCAGCATCCTCTATCTTGTTGCCTTCAGCCACCCATTCTTGAATTGCTTGATAGTGCCTGTTGTTAAGTTCTACTGGTACGAACATTTCTATCTTGTCAATCATAGCTTTAATCATTACATTTGTTTTATTATTTAAATCATCATTTATATATTGTGCTGATTCAATTTTCATTTATAACTCCGCATCATATTGAAATGTAGCATCACCATTGGGGTAAAACCAACAAGCACCAGAAGCGTTTGCTAATCCAGAATAGGAAGCAGCTCTGATTGAATAAGTTGTATCGTTAGCATAAGGCACAGAATGAGTCCCAGTTGTTGTGGGATATCCTGCTGTAGAATTTAAAAGTGATATAGTACCGCCACTTGATTGTCCTGCCGTAGGCAGTGTTATTGTAGGTGTTGATCTCATTTTTCCAAATTCATAACGCATTGGCACTACTGCATTTACACCATTAGTATAAACTATGCCAACTGAGATTGACACAAAACCCTCATAAGTAACTGATTGGTAGTACCTATGGCACAATACAAGCTCTTCCCCAAATGACCTATGCTCAAATGGTGTGGCTTGTGAGCCTACTTCTAGTTGTACTCCAGTCAAATAAAAATTATTATCTGTGCTATCCATAACATTGACTTGACCAACAGCACGATTTGCTTGTGTATTATGCCAAGTATTTGATGTTAAAGTACCTGATGAATATGTAGAACCTGCAAGTAACCACCATTGAATACCTAAACCTATGCCATTGTCATTAGCAAAATTAGTTGTTTGATATCCATCAAAAGTTACTGTTACCTTCTGCCAAGTATTTGCTGAAGAAATTGTATAAGTCTGGTCACTCATATAATTTGCATCATAATGATATAACTCAATAATATGTGTGCCTGTTTTTGATGACTTTACCCAAAATTGTAATGTTAATTTTTCTGCTTCACTAGTTCCATATTTTAAATGTTGTAAATCTTGTGCTTCTATTTTTGTTCTTAACTGAGCATAATCACCTGCGGCTAAACTAGAGTCTGCTGTAGTAACATCGACTCGTTGAGAATTAATAAAGCCTTGATTTGATGGAACATCGGTACTTTGCTGAAGTGTAACTCTAGTAGCTCCTGAAGAAGCAAATTGAAATCTATCGCAACCACCATATCCAGTTTGCACAGATGTTGTGTCACCCCTCTGTGCCACTTGCATACTTCCATTAAGAACAATATTTCTTCGCCCACCAATCTGACTATTGGTTAGGACTTCACCCATCTTTGCTAATTCTGCTGCTTTGGTCATTTGTTATATCTCTTGGCTTTCCACAAATGTTTTATAGTTGGCTTTTACTGTATCTGTCCACACAGCATTAGCTACTGCTTGTACCTCACTAGCTTCTTTGCTTATGTCGGTATCTGTGTGTGTCCACTTACCATCTTCACCTTTTGATGAGGTGCATGGTTGTAGAACATGACGATGTCTTGACCTACTGATTTCTTTGTTATCTTCTTTTATCACAGTGTCCGTTGCAACTTGGACATACCAATCTCCAACGACTTCTATTTTTGGTATTTCTGTTTCTTTTGTTATTGCCATTTTTATCTCCTAACTTGTAATATAAGTGCCTGAAAATTGTACTACTGTACTATTTTGAAAGTAGTTTTGATTAACAGCTATATGAGCATCTAAAGATGTTTGTGCTGAAAGATATAATGTACTTCCACTTGTCCTTAATTGTGCAGAATAAAAATTGAAACTGCTATGTTCAAGTTTAGAAAGTGGTATAGTGCATTCTCTTGTAGAAGCAAAAGGCAAACCACTGATTACTTGTGTACTGCCAGTTCCTATACTAGCAACTTCCATAATTCCAAAAATAAAAACTGCGTTTCCAGCCTTTATATAAAGACCCTCTCTACTACCATAAGTAGTATTACCACCATTAGTTGGTGTCCAAGTACCTTGTTCAAAATCCGAGATTTTATTTGCTGAACCAGTGCCACCTAAGAATACACCACCTGATAGGTAGAGGTCTTTAAATCTATAATCTGTAGATGCTTGACCTAAATCCACAGCATTATCTGCTAGTGAACCATTATATCTTGGTAATACAGAACCACCTGCAAAACGAAGTCCTGCATGATTACTTACACTGGAATCAATAAATAAATCACTTCCATCTGAACCAATACTTCCTATAGCAGAACCATCTTTTCTCAATATTGCAATAGCACCATCATCAGTTTTTCTGTTTAACTGGATAGGTGCAGAACCATCATCACAAGCACTAATAGCATTAGAAGCCATCAATGAAACACCTACTACATTACCCTCTGCTGGGTTTGTGTTCGTGGTATTTATCATAACATTTTCTGAAGAATCTATAGTTATGGCAGTCGCATTAGCATTATCGTCTATGCCTTGAGATGTAAAAGCACCAGCAAATGTTACATCACCATCAAACTGTCCACCATCTGCTTTACTTACAGTGTCTGCGGCACTAAAAGCGTCAAAAACTATTATTTCTATGAGGTCATCAACTGACGCTCCCTGAGCTAAAACAATAGCTGTACCACTTGTGGATGTGTAGTCGGCATCACCTAGCTTTACACCATTTTGATATACGTCAACAAAGTTAGAGTCTTTGTAACTTAATGTTGCACCTTCTGATCCTGCACCACTAAAACTAGTTTGCCCAGCCGTGGCAGTGTAAGTGTGCTTTCTTCTAACTCCAAATTGTGGACTGACTCCTATGTACGG